TGAACCATAGCAAAATTAGAATCCCATACTTCTGTTCTTGAACCAACATCAGCAACATAAGTAGTGTTATCATCGCTAGTATTATCGTAATAAATATATAAATCAGTTGTAGTAGAAGAAGAAATTGTCCAATCAGATTTTGATACCCAAAGAACTGCTGTTTCTCCAGCTTCATCCCATTCTTCTATTTCAACATAAAGTTGAGTTTCACCATCATCTTTTGTTACAGCTATTTTTTTAGAATTAGCTCCAACTTCATCAAAAATCCTACTCATATCTTGAGAACTTTGACCTACAGAAGTTCCTAAAAAGATAGGAATAGGAAAATGAGTAAGATTACTATCTATATTTGTATTATCTATAGTTATTTTGGTGCGTTTAGACCAATCGGAAAGCCACATAAAAATTTATCCTTAGTTTAAATAGTGATAGAATTGTATATTTATACTTTACAATTCTGATTAATAATAAACTGTTTTATACTGCTCGACTTACAGATACGGTGATAGTAACCGTCAAATTTGTATCACTATCTACGTTCTTCGTACTTCCAGCAATAGCATGGTTAAACATTGTTGAACCAGATTCAACAGCATTATCAAAAAGTCCAACCTCATTAATTCCATAACTTTCACCAGAACCAAATTCAAATGTTTTAGAAAATTCTACTTCATAATCAGTTTCAACATCAATTGAGGCTAATTCTCTCGTAACTTCTACACCTAAAGCTGTATCAGAAGTGGTTGCGGAAGTATCATCAGTTCCAATAGCGATATATTTAGGAGCATTAACCGAAACATCTCCCAAAAAATCACGAACTAAATTCAAACCATTATTAACAACGGTATTATGAATTTTTTCAACATCAATAATTTTTCCAGTATATTTATTAATTCTAGTTAATACGATATTATAATCTAATTTAAATAAATTTTTTTCCATGTTACTTTCTCCTTAAAGTTCGGTAGTAGCGATTTGCCATCCACCATCATCATAAATTCTAGTTAGTGTTACAGGGTCTTGATAATTAACTACCCATAAATCATCATTATCGTCAATTGTTAAAGCTGATGCATTTGTTATGCCTGTTAAATCTATTGTTTCAGAAAATGTACCAGAGGTAGAAAAAATACAAATTTTTGCATTTTGACCGCTAATACTTCCTGGTAATAAAAAATATACATATGAACCTTTAACTACTAAATCAACTGGAACTTCTACAATTCCATCTGGTATTTCAAAATCTGTTGGAGTATTTAATGGATTTCCTATTAAATAACTTTGTCCGATTAATTCATTATCACTGACAGCTAAATAAATAGATGAAGATAGAATTCTTCCTTTAATAATTTCATCAACAGCAATATCAACATCAAAATATGTTTGTAATGGGTCGTGTGCAGAAACTTTTTTTAATGCACAATTAGAACCATCTGATTTAAATCCAATCCAAAGATAATAGCCACTTGAAGTGTCTGTTAAAATAAATGAAATTTCATGTTCTGAAAAGTTGTAGCTTTTTATTTGCGTCATTCTAAAATTTCCTTTTCTACTAATCTTAAAACAGAAATATTTTTTTCTATTGTTTCATATAAAACATACATCTTATCATCTTCATCGTTATACCAAAAATCCCAAGTTTTATCTGTAGAATTATTATTCATGGTTGTCCTTCCTAATTTCATGTTGTGGCATATTTAATTGCGATAACTGGAGTGTTAGCTCCAGCCTCGGTTTGCGTTGCTGGAATCACAATCTTTAATTGACAATAAAGTACATCAGCAACACTTAATGCACCGTTTTCATCGTTTAACCAAAGAAAATAGCCATCAGAAGAACCTGCTAATCGACTTCCAGACCAAGCAACTCCAGGTAATGCACTTGTAGTAGTAATTCCTCTAAACCAAGAACTTGATGCTGTTCCTTCTCCTAAACAAACTAACTCAATAGAATCCATATCAGAATCATCCCAAACTTCAAGAACTGGTTCTGATGCAGTTGCTCCATCAAATGAAAAAGCTAAAACATATCTTTTATTATCAGAACCCATATTCTCAATTTCTTTTAATTCATTCTCACTGGTATCATCTAAAAAATATTTATCAACTGTTATTTCTGAACCAGTTAAAACAATACCAGCACTATTTAATTGAGTATCTGATGGGGAAACTTCTCCATCAGCAACATTATCCGAACCTGCACTAAAAATAAGTCTATCATTAATAATATCAATTTCAGTCCATTCAGCACCCGATGTTCCTAATTCAACGTCTGAATCACCTGTATTAGCATATATTGTTAAAGCTGTACTCATAATTAATCTCCTTTAATTAACTCCAAGATTTTGTAGAAAATGGTATTCTATAATATAGCCACGTTCTATAATTTGTATTCGCAATTTCTATTTTCTTTTCTCTAGCAACTTTTAAATCATCTGTTGTTGTGCTTGATGTATCTATTTTTAAATAATAATTTGTATTAACTTGTATAGCTGATTTTAAAGCTTCAAAAGCTGTCATTAATCCTTCATAATTATCAGCAGTTAGTCTTCCACCAATAATAATTTCTGATGATTTATTACCACCAGGAATAATAATTTTTCCTTGACTTCTTAAATTTTCTAAAGAAATTTGGTCTGGATTTTCATCATCAGGCCATCCCGAAGTATATACCTTAATCATATGACCTATATTATAAACAAGCGTTGTTCCGTTTGTTTGATAAATTTTTGCACTTGGAACGAATGACATTTATAAATTCTCCTTAAAGATTGTTAGTTTGATTATCACCAAAAGCTAAATTTGCAAATTTCTTTTGAACTTGAGGATTATCATAAGATTTTATTATAACATCCATAACTTCCTTTTCATCAAATTTCCCTGATAAATTAAAAGTGTTAGAAATTGTATTAGCTTGAGTTATTTGAGTTTTTGTTATTCTTTCAAATGCACTTAAGGCTTGAGATTTTTTTAATAAAGCTTCAACATTAAATGGGCTAACTTGTTGACGAATTGCTTCTTCAGCTATCGGAATTCTAGTTCCACCTGCTAGACCTTTTGCACCAGGAACAACATCGCCACGAAAGAAAGACAATGCTTGTTGCTGTTCAAATATATCAGAAAATTGTTTTTTAAATATATCTAATGCTTGACCGCCCTGCTGAACAAATAAATCAAACGATGTATTTCCTGATAAAACTTCTCCAATTTTTCTAGCAACTTCAATTCCTTGCTCTTGTGCAATTCTAAATAGTTTAATAGAATCAGAACCTAATCTTGATTGAAGACGTTTTTCTTCAGATAAGGCACGTTCTATATTTAATTGTCTATCTAAAACATCTAATGTAGTTTCTTGAATCTTAAATTGACTAGATAATGCATCAACCATTTGTAATGCTTGAGATTCTAAAGCTCCTCTTGATTGAAATTCGTGTTGCAATGATTGAATGATTTTTTTAGAAATTGCTTGGTCAGATTCAAACTCGAATATTTTTTCATCAATTGTTATTGGTTTTTCAAATCCTTCTTGTAACTGTTTACGAATAGTACCTTCAAGTTGTGCTATAGCAGAATCACTAATTTGGATATTATTTAATTTTAATTTTGCACGAAAATCTGTTAAAAGTTCTGTTAATGCTGTTTTATCTAATTTATATCGTAATGCATTATTAATATCATTTACTAATAAATTTGCTGAATCTTTTGATTTTTCAAATCCTTCTTTAATATTTTTTGCAATTAAATCTCTAATAATACCACCAACACCTTTAAAACCAAATATAGCTCGTGGGTCAAACAGATTTTTAAGACTTATACCAGTTTTTTCAGCACCTTTTTGAATGGTTCGTAATGCATTAACAATGTCTTCTAATGAATCACGAAAATCCTCACCGCCAACAATACCAGTAACTAAGGCTCTTCCTATTTCTCTATTTGCATTATGCATTTGTTTTTCTAATGCAAAAATTTGACTATTGACTTTTTCAAATTCTTGATTAAAATTTCTTAAATCTGGTACAACACTTAAATTTTTAATAAGTTCTTTTCTTAAGGCAATTAGTCCTTTAATAGCATCGGCTGAACGTAATCCAACAATAGATTTAACAACTCTTTCAAAGGCTGGAGAAACTTTTCCAGCCGAATCTCTTGTCATTTCCATAGCATTTAATGTTTTCATAAAAACATCAAATGTAGTATCTAGTTCTGGATTTACTCTAACACCTAAACTTGTAGCTAATTTATCAGTTTGTGAAATAATTTTTGTAAAAGAAGTTCTTAATAATGTACCTGCTCTACTACCTCTTAAACCAGCAGTACCTAAGGATGATAACAACGCAATAGTTTGCTGTGTTGTCAAATTCATAACTTTGGCTGTAGGTGAAAATTTTTCTAATGATTGAGTAAATTCATCTATTTCAAATGCGTTTGTTTTCCATAATTCTGCTGTTTGTGCCATAGCTTCAGCAATTTGTGTACCAGCATCTTTAGCACCTGCACTAGTATCAACCAAAACCCTCATACTTCGTGCAAAAGCATTTGCAGTTTCTTCTGCATCTCCAAATAAAAGAACTGCTAATTTAACTGCTCCATTTGCACCAGCCATAGATGTTTTAAAATCAAAACCAACTGTTGCAAATTTTTGAAAAGCATTAACTACAGTTTCTACTGTTTCTCCAGTTTGTAAAGATAATTTTCGTGATTCTGTTGCAAGTGTTTTAAAATTTGCAGATACAACAGATGTTGTTCCTTGAATATTTCGTTTAGCTTTTTGTAAAGCTCTATCTTGGTCTGCAATTGTTTTTATTCCTTCTGTTATTGTTTTTGAAACACTTGACATAACTGTTCTTAAAGCAAACCAAATAGGAATAGTTAATAAAGCTCTCTTAGCTAATCTTGCCATATTTTGTCCAAGAGAAACAGCATTTTTATCCATTTTACCCAAAGAATTAGTTGTACTGACTGTTCCATCCTTTAAAAGTTTGGATGTTTGAGTAAATGTCATGGCTTTTCCATCAGCAGTTTGAAAACTTCTTCCAACTTGGTCTATGACAGGTATTGATTTTGCTATTCCTTTTTCATCAATAATATTTTTTGTTTTTATTTTATCAATACTTCTTCCGAGGTCTTGAACTGCTCTTGGAGCATCTTTACCAAAAGAACTAATTAATTTTTTATTTAAAGCTTCGAGTGTTTGTATTCCTCTTAATGCTGGAGCAATATTAGAAACATACTCGATAACTTTTCTACTGGTTGAATCAGCCATTGATATTATTCACTCCTTAAATCAACTTCTATTGGAATAAAATTTCCACTAGATTGTTTTTTTGTTTTATTTTTTAAATCTTTTTCTTGCCTACGATACTCTTTCCATTGATGTTGTAAATGATGATGTTTATAAATTAAATATGCATCTGTTCTTTCAAAATCATTAATGACATTTGTTGTTAATAGATTATCAGCAAATGTATCTAAATCTTCATATAGTTTAGCATATATTGAAAGCCAATAAATAAATCGTATTTGCAAAGAACTAAAATCATTAATATTCTCAAACAAATTAATTCCAGAATTATTTTGAGAAGAATGATATAAGTTTTGCCAATATGAAGATTTTGCAAGAGTTCTTAATTTTTTATCTATGTTTGTCATTTTAAGTAGTTAAAATTAATCTTGTTAAATGTCCTAAAGCAATGTATGGTAAATTTGTATCATCATTACCATATTCATTTATATCATTCCAAACTTTAATCCATTTTCCTTTATCTTCTTCCTTTATATATTTTTCCGTACAAACTGATGCTAAATATTCATATTGTTTATCTTTAGACATGTTCTCTAAAGAACTTGATAAATGTTCGGCTATTTTTTCAGCAATTTTATATCGTTTATCTTGTACTTCTTTTATTTCTTTTTTCAAATTTGTAATTGTGGTTACTTCGGTATCTCTTTTATGTGCTAAAGAAATACTTTTTTGAATTAAATCAGAATCTAAATCCTTTAAATCAGCTTCAAATTTTTCAATATCAATATTATTCTTTTTTAAAACCTCTCTTAATTGCTCTTCAGTTAAGACATTTCCTTTTTGTAATAATTTTATCTTTGCAGAATGATAAATATCTCTTGATTCAACTAATTCTTTTTGAACAGGCATTCTTACTCTATATAATTGTTCAGTAACAATAAAATGTAATTTGTTATCTTGAATTAATTCTTTATCAGAAATATTAAAATCAAATGCATCCATCAACTCTTTAAAATTAACTTGTTTTTCACTCATAATAACCTCACTTTTTTAAATAAAAATAGCCTATCTCTTACTTAGAAGAAGTAGGCTTCTGTAAATTAACATTAATTTTTACACCGTCAGTAAATGAAGAAATTTGTTCTTCAATATTTCTCATTGTGTTATATGCATCTTTTTTTACTTCTTGTTTAATTAGACGCACTAAAACATCTTTGGAAATATTTTCTTTTTCTAAATTTTCAATTCTTTCACATAAAATTCCAACAAAAGAACCAAATCGTCTTTGTAGTATAGATTTTAATGTGTTTTCTGTAATAGAATACATAAACCTTACCTCACTTTTTCTTTTGGGCAAAGAGGAGAGTAGGATTTTACTTCTACTCCCCTCAAGCGATACGTTTATTTTTTAAATATCAGATTCGTCGTCAGATATAACTAAATTATCAGAATTTAAAGTAATAGGATTCGTTGCAAATTCATTAGCGTTGTATGTTTGACTTGAATCATTGAATTCTAATCCAGTTATTTTATATCCAATTAAGAATGTAGATTTTGTTTTTGTTTCATATATTTTAATTGTTACGGTAACAGTTGACAAATCAGTATAATCAATTATTCCATAAGATTGTCCAGCTTGACCCATAAGTGCTTCAATAATAGATGAATTTTTAACATATCCATCTAATGACAATGCAACATCATAACTTTCAACATCTTTTAAAACTTTTTCATCATCACCAATAACAGCTTCTTCAATTCTATTAAGAGTTGCTGTAATAGAAAGTGCTGTTAATTTAGTCAAAGTAACAGCAGAATGTGTTCCATCATCAATTTGCACTGTTACATTTTCAGCACCAAGATAATAATCATCAGCATCATTTAACGATGTTGGGTCGCCAGCAGTTCCATAAGAACCAGCCGAATACCAAATACGATAATTATCGCTTGTTAAACCAGAAAGAATTGTTAATTCCTTAGTTACATTACTATAAGTATAATCCGTTGTAACAGTTAATTCAGTTGCAACACCACTACGAATACGATAAAGCTGTAAAATATAAACACCAGCATTATTAGGGTCTACAACAGGTGCAGGGTCGCTTAAATCAATTACATATGAACCAGATGTTCCAGAAGGTGCATCATCCTCAACAAAAATTAAATATTTGTTGGCTTCTTTTATCATTTTGGCATACTCGCCACTCAATTGAAATGTTCTTTCAAGTCTTTGTTCGGCATTGATATTTAAACCAATCGAATCAACAGATAATTTTTGTAACCAAAGTGTTTGTTCAATACTACCAGCATACTCATCTTTTCCTGGTAAATAAAAATCTGTTCTTGCATCATCAAAATCAGTTAAAGCTACTCCAGATGCAGGTGTAGCAGATAATCCAGCCAATTGAAGAAAGGAATCAATTTGACCATATTCTAACTGATTAATAGATAAAGTTGTTTCAAATATACCTTTATCAAAAGCCATTTTAGCTAATCTGCCAACTTCATATACAGCTTCCTTTGGTTGACTTAAAGCTGGATTAAAAGTTGTAACTCTATTCCAATCCGCAGGTGATACATCGGCATTAACAGGAATCGACCTGGGTTTTACTGCACTCGCATGTCTAATTGCTTGAGCCATAATAGTTATCCTCCAAATTTATTAAGTTTTTACTTATTATAATCATTGATACTATTTACAAAATCATTTATCTTTCTAAATTCATTATTAATTTTATAATGAATATTAAATATACAACCATACATTTATTTCTTTAATTCAGCTTTAATTTCTTGAACAGCATTACATCTACCTGTTAATGTTCCAACAGCTACAGCTAATTTATTAATTGCTTCTAAATTTGCTGTATGTTTGCTATCTTGTTTTTGTTCATAATCTCTTTGTTGTTGAGATAATAATTTAACTTCTTTATCGAGATGAGCCAAATCGTTAAATTTTATTATCGAAAAAACAACAGCCATAAAAACAAAATGAAAAACGCTGAATATAACACTAATCATTCGCCAATCTACTGTTTCCATTTTTTTCTCCTTATGTACCTGCAATCCAAACTGTAATCGAAACCCGATGCCTATGTGCATCTAATACTGAAACATTTTGTATTAAAGTAACTCGATTGTTTGAATTAAAATTTACATTTACTAATCCACCAGCAACTTTTGTTGGTGCTTCTGGATTACTAACATTATAAGAATAAGTATAATAAGTCCAACCATCATTTATTGTATCAACTAACCATTTTGCTAAATCTAATCTTTCACCTTCATTATTGGCATAAATATCAAGAATAATTAATTGTTGATTTTGTCTTAAATTACTACCAATCTCAAATCGAGTTAAAGTTTCAGAATCCATATAAATTGAAATTGCTGGTAATTCCCATGTATCGCTATTTTCTCTTCCAACATGGACTTCAACAGCATTTCCATTATCACCAGTTAAAGAATCTTCAGAAATTTTAGATTCTAAAAAATCCTTTAAACTGTTTTCTAAGTTTCTATATAATCTCCAGTTTGACATTATTTATTCTCGTTTAAAACTGTTTGAACAATTGTTTCAATTTGAGCAATTGTTTTTTCAATATAATTTAATGGCTGAATTGGTGAGTTTGGTTTAATTCCAGAAAATCCAGAACTATCTTTTAGCCATCTTCCATCAACCCATCTTCCTTTAGGTAAATAATGATTCCAGTTTGCTCCTATTCCTTGTGAACCATAATTTACATGTCGCCAGTAGGGGAGATGAATATTTAATTGGTCTATATCTCCAACTCCATAACCATTAGTAATTTTTTCAGCAAAAAAACCAGAAGCTAAATTTCCTGATGGTTTATCAGCAACATTTTGAATAGTTGTTTTAATAACATCTTGTGTTACTTCAGCTAATCTTTTTGTATCTTTTTCCGAAAGTTCTTTAAGATACACAAATTGCTTTGCAACAAAATCTCCACCTTCGTCTTTTATATTTATTCTACCTATTGTCATAATTAATATTGATTCTTTTTAGAATCATTGCCTTTAAGAAAAATAATCACTTTATAAAATTTTTGTGATAATCGTGAAATTTGAACCTTATTCCCTAATGCACTTGAATAAGGAGTATATTCTTCGGAATTAAATTCTATTTTTTCTGCAAATTTAATAGCATTTATATCTGCTTTCTTTATAACTAAAGAAATAGCACCATAAGTAAACTCACCAATATCTTGTTTTTGTAAAGACCAGGGAATACTATTTGACACAATGGCTTTTACTGGATAAGGAGATTCTAATGATTGAGAATATCCTGTATTTCTATAAGGGTCATAATTTGCACCCTTAGTATTAGTCTTTGTTACATACGCCCAAACTGTTTCAGCGTAATCAGCAAAAGCAGTATCAATAATATTAGTATCGAAGTTTCTGTCCATAAAAAGTCCTTAAAATAATTTATTAAGAGGGTGAAGTCCATGTTATAAGACCTTCTTTTAATTTAAAAGATTGTTTAAATATTCTTGTACCAACTCCGTTTGCACTTTCTATTTCAACTTCAATCTCACAATCTTCTTCAAAACTATCTGTATCATCTTTAGCAACAACAATAGTGATAGTAGAAGATGATGCACCAACCGCAATAGTTACATCACCAGATGTTCCACCAGCATTAGTTGTGGCATATTGTACTGAACTTCCAGAATCATCTATAATTTCACATCGACATTTATAATCAGTTAAAAGAGCATCTACTGTTAAAACAATTTCTAATGAATTGCCTTGTACTGGATTTCGTGGAAAATCTACATTAGTTTTAAAACTCATGATTTTTCCTCCAACCAATCAACACTTCCAAAAGTACGAAGCCAATTTGAAAATATATCATCTATTTGTTCGCTTTTACTTTTAGATTCTTTTGCTGTAAGTTTTAAATCTGGTAAATTAATACTTACATTTTGTGGGTCAATATCAACTGCTGTAATTAAAGATATAATATTACCTTCTTCAACTGTAGGATTAATTCCATCTAATGTTACAACTTCATTTGAATCGTTCATATAAAAAGTTTTCTTATATTTCTTTTGTGTAAATCTTAAAAGATTTGATTTAATATAGCTTTGTATTTCAGTATCAGAATATTTAGCATAATAATTAAAGGTTACAATTATAATATCATTTTTTACTAATGAAGAAGAAATTGATACCTTATTAGTTGTTGAATTATAAGTCCAGCCAGTAGTTAATTCAGTTCCATTTTTATAAACTTTCATTCCAGTTGAGCTAATTTTATCTTCACTTAATTTAAAAGAACTATCTGAATCATATTTAAAAAAGTTTCTTCCATCAGTTCTTTGTAAATCTTTGATTAATCCTCTGATATTTGTGATAATACTACTTGTTGTTACTGTAGCCATATTTTTGTACCCTTTTTATAAATTTTTTGTGTAAATACAATTCTTCATTATTTTCATTACTAATTTTTTCAAAATAATTTCTATTTAATATTTTGGTTAAAGGATTATTTGATTTTACTTTAATATATAAATCTAAATCAAGATTCCAAAATAAATATTTTAATAAATTTTTTGTTATTTTATCGTTATCAGATAAAATATGTAAATATTGTTTTGAGAAAGTATCTTTATAATTAAAAACTAAAATAACACCAATAATTTCATTATTTTCTTCAGAAATAAATATTTTATTTCCTCTTTTTACAGCTTCATTAAAACATAATTTCGCATTTTTAAAATTATTTAATAAAAAACGAACATTATCTTTGATGATATAAAAATCATCATATTCATCTTTTTTTTGACAATAATGAAGAAATTTTAATTTATCTTTTGATTTTATTGGTCTTATCATACTGTCCTTTATTTAAATTTTGGGATGGGGAAGATTTCTTCCCCATCGTATTTAAAGTTCTTATTAACTATAAGAACTTGCTCTCTTAAAGACAGCAACAGCATACGGATTAGGCTGAACAACACCATATTGTTCCATAACCGCAATTTCATATGCCCATTTAGGATTAGAGCTAACCTGAAGACGAGGGCCACTAGGAACGATAATCCTTTCCTTATCATCTCCACCAGCAAAAATATCAGCAACTTTACGTCGCACAAAATCCACAGGTCTTCCACCTTCAGAATCACTAAGAGCAACCAAAATCAATTTATCGGCATCCAAAACAGTTTGTGAAATCGAATGCGTATAAGTAAACGCAGGTACTTTAATAACTTCATCAACACCAAAATCCTTTATATTGATAGGTTGATTCTTATCTTCGTTATAATTCAATTTACGAAGGTCAGAAGCACAAGTAGAACCAGCAATAGCAATAACCTTAGTTCCATATTTTTCAATGGCAGTTACCATTTCATCCAATTTCTCAAGAGTAAGATATTCATCAGCAGAATCAAAAGCAAAAGTTTGACTTTGAGCAACAGCAGATGCAATAAGAACATCTAAAACATCTTTCACTTCTTTACGATTCAAACCTTCCATCAATTTCTTTTCAGATTTAGCCATAACATCATACTTGGCTTCAAGCAATTTTTCAACATACACATATTCCGCAGGGCCATTATAACTATTAAAAGTTAAATCATTAACAGTATCAGGTGTAACATTAACCTGAGTAACAGAACCATTAGAAATAGTGTACACAGTTTTTGTGTCAACACCAATTGAAAAGTATTGATAATCTTCACCCTTTCCAATTCTTTCCACATTACAGATTTTCTCTATAATGGGGTCAATAGGCAATTCAGCATCATACGGAGCATTGGCGATTTTACCAAGTTCCATGATAGCATTTCCAGTTTTGTTCAATGCAATTTCTTGCAATTTAGCGTGGAGTTCTTCCTTCGCCTGAATCAATTTCTCATCCATGTGTTAATTCCTCCCATATTAATGAGTTTTTATTTTTGTTCGTATCTTTTCCTGATATAACCGTTTAAATTTTCTTCTTTATTCTCAATTACTTCGTCTTCATGACCAGTTTCTAACTCTTCTTCAGATGTAACTTCTTTACCAGTTTTCAATTCAGAATTTTCTTTTTCAAGAGTGGCAATTTTAATTTTATCTTCATTAAATAAATCATCATCAGATAAATCTTTAACAAAATCGCCTAACTTAGACCGAATCTCTGTAACCTTTTCAGCTTTTTCAGATGCATTTTTTTCTTCTAATTTAGATTTGAGGTCTGTAATTTCATTATCTTTCGCTTCTAATTTCTTTTCATAGTCAGATTTAATTTCTTCAACTTGAGCATAGGTATAAGTAACTTCTTCATTAGTTTTTCTTTCAGTAACAACTTTATCATTAACTTTAGTTACAGATTCAGTTGTTCTTTCAATTTTATCAGTCATTTTTTCATTATCCATAGTTTCTTTTACAGTTTCTTTTGTTTCAGTTTCAACTACTGTTTCTTCTGCTTTCTCTTCAGTTTTTTCTTCCGCAACTTTTTCCTCTTTTTTTACTTCAGTTGCTTCTTCTGAACCTTTACCTGTGCCTGGTCTATCTTTTCTTCTCATTTCTCCACCACACTTAGAACATTTTATATCCTTACAATGTTCAGAAGATTTAACTACTTCTCCACAATCAATACATTCGCATTCATATGTTGATGTAATTTCTTCTTTAGTTTCAGCTTCAACTTTTTCTTCTTTAGTTTCAGCTTCAGATTTTTCGACATTTAAGGATTTACGAAGCTCGTCAATTTTAGCTTCATTAACAAAATCTTCATCTGTCCAATCTTTTACAGCATCTTCGCCAAATTCTTTAATAACGAATTCTTTTTGTTTGGCTAGCAATGCTTCATTAGCTTTCTTATCCACTATTAAATCCTCCTCTTTTTTGATATTTATAATTTTATTTGCAAATATTAAATCTTGTTCTCGTAACTGATTTATATTAGCCTGTTCGTACACAATCGCATCTGGACATGCTGGTTTTTCACCTAACAATAATCCAACACCATCAAAACTAACTTTTAATAATCTCCGAACACCATTTGATTTATTTTCAATATCAGCTTTTGCTACTTTAAGTTCAAAAGATACAGTTAGTTCATCGTTCTCTAATAATTCTAAAGCATTTTCGTACAAATCAGGATAGACAGATTTATAAAAACTAAAAGCAATTTTAATTTCATCATTAACAACCCACGCATCAAGAATCGTTCCAACTATCCAATTTTTTCTAAGATGATTAATATTAACTTGAGTTCCTCTTAATTGGGGAACTTGTGATTTAACAGAATTCGCTAATTCAACACCGTTTTTATTTGCCTCTTCAAATTTAGCATAAACAGAACTAAAAAAGGCTAAACTTTCATGAGGATATTCAATTCCACACGCTTTAATTATATCAATTAAATTTTTATCTTGTTTTTTAACTTTAGCTTCTATTTTAAATGTTTGCATAATAATATTTCACTCCTATTATTTTTTTACCCATTTACCTTTTGAGTTCCGTCGATATACTACTTTAACTGCACTCCAAGCAATTTTAAATGCTGTTTCTTCATTATGACCTTGTTTTACTGCTGAATTAAATGCGTTTCTAAAAATATCTTGAGCATGTTTTGGTAGATTATTTTTAACTGAATCTGGTAATTCAGAATTATTTTTATATGGTGCTTCTAAATATAATTTAATAGAATCAACTGCATATTCAATCGATTGTTTTTCTCTTAAATAATCATCTATTTCTAATTTAGTACACGCTTCAAATTTTTCATTAAATTTTTTCACAAAAAGTTCAGATTGATTTTTTGAAAGAAATTTTTTAATATCGTTTGGTATATCATTTGCAGATTCCATTTTTTTATTAATAATCTCTGCTTCATTTGCATTTTTATAATTTTTACTTTCTGGACTTCCTGGTGTTTTATCATCTGGAATTGATGGGTCATTCACATCTTTTTCAAGATTTTGAGTAACAGGTGGATAACATCTTATATTTAATTTTTCAATTTTTTCTCTATCTCTAAGTCGAAGTTGTCTTTCAAATTTTAATGGTGTTGTGTTTTCAAGTGCTGATTCTTTTGCAACAATACCTCTATCATACCATGACCGAATCATTGTTCGCATTTCATCGCTAATAAAAGCTCTAATAATTCCAGGTTCTATTGTAATATCTAGTTTTGATAAATTTCGTCTACTATTAGTATTTTTTTGCTTCATTAGATAAATAACATCATCCCATAGTTCAATGTAATCTAAAACAGAATCAGTAATTTCTTCAACAAGAATTTTTGGATTTAAGATAGCTTCTTCACGATTACTTGAAAATCCACGAAGTTCTATCATGCCTAATGAATTTAATATATTTTTATCTGATGGTTTTAATAATGCTTCATCAATAACTTTTTTATAATCTGGAATCAATTCTTCAAAATTTATATCATAAGGAAATGCACCAACTAATCCTTTAGAATGTTGATGCTCATTAAATTCTTCTTTTCTATTTTTATATTGGTCTTGTAACTCTTTTAATTGTTGTTCAGTTGGCATTTGTTTTGTTTGCATTGCTATATCTGAACCAGCTTTAATTAAAAGTTGATATGGAAAAGCTGTATCAAGAACCTCTGCCTGTTTAGATAGTATCTTCTCTTTAAATAGGACATGATATAAAGTTCCCTTCTTAACTAAATAAGGTGTTGGATAAATATCATACCATTGATTATATGGTTTACGAATTAAAATTGTTTCTTTTTCATTATCTCGCAAAATATTAGATTTTTTATCATTAGGTTTTCCATGAAAATATTCATGTGTATTTAACAGTTTTTTATCATTCTTTGCATAAATACTTGCACCATCCATAAACCACATTCGAGAAGGAACAAAATATCCATCAATTTTTCGCCATCTAATTTTTAAAACTATAAAAGAACTTTTCCATCTTTCTCTAAAATATTGTTCAGTAAAGGTTCTAATTCCTCTAGGAATATCAATGTTAATATTAGAGTTAAGATTTTTCTTCAAATCTCCTAAAAGATTATTCATTGTATCATTTTTGGAAATAAAATTAATATCAACCGTTGCAGTATGAATCATGAATTCTAAAATTGTTGTTACAAGTGCAGACGTATCATTTTTGATTAGTTTGTCAATTAATTTTACTTGTTCATGAAATTCTTTTGGAACAGAAATTCTTCCTGAACCTGTAAGCATAAGTTCAAGAAGTTTTTGATAATATATTCCAACTATATCAGCCATTTGTTTCTCCTATCTATTAAATACTCCGAAACTTCTTTTTGTTTGAGATGCGTTTTTTAAAATGTTGAACTCGTTATAAAATTTACAAATTCCGAATACCTGCCAGGCCTGATGCAAGTGGTCTGTAGTTGAAGACCCATATACGATTTTTGTTCCTATTCTTTTTGCTCTATATCCATTAAATTCTTTTAAAAATTTTTCATCTACTGGAACTTCTATTTTACCTTCATAAAACATGTTTTCTAAAACATACATAGCCCAATCAATTGTTCTAGCTTGTTTCATTATTGATTGTCCATCTTTACCAATTAAAACATTTCCATCATTATCTTTTTCAAAATCAACATCAATATTTTCATTAAAAAGTACTTTTAATAAATGTTCTTGAGGAATTCCTAAATCATAAAGTTCATCAATAATTACCCCATTATCACATGTTGCGTCTACAGCAATAAAAGCAGTTCCTAATTTATCATATAAATATTTAAATACTTTCGCTTGTTCTTTTTGAATTAACTTAAATAATGAAATATTGTAGGCATATTTAAATTTTGTTCCATCAAAAAAAACAATAATGATTTCAGTTGGCGATGCTTGACCGCCAATATCCGCACAAAGGTAAACCTGTTCAGAACCAGCTAATCTTTCAATAATTAATTTGTTTTCAAAGTTATGAAAATTATCTGTGCTTATTTCAAAAGTTTTAATTCTTTTATGAATTTTTAAACAGTTTTCTTTAAGACGTTTTATATCCCAAAATCCATAAGCACCTTCGATAATTTCAGCAAGGACATTTAATTTGTAGCCAGACGACGATTCTCCACCATATAAATCTATTTTTTCCTGTTTAGTTTCTTCCGACCAATCTTCCCTCACAAATTGTGGCAATCTCCAAATCCAATTTTTTAATTTTGGATTGTTTAATGTTTTAGTCATTGGAGAACCAATTCTTAAATCTGGAATTCCTGATAACCTCTCAATATTTCCTAATGAAGAACCTGAATCAATTCTTTTTTCCATTCCTTCTTGCGTATG